TCTTAGGGGGCCTAAATCAATTAGTCTTTGAGAACGCCTTGCAAGCGACAGTTTGAAGCGGTCAACTGACCCGCAAAACCGATAAGCTTAACCATCGCGTCTTGATTCACTGCAAAACGGTCTGGATCAAGCGGCGCAAAGTTACGATCGCGGTGAGGCCGGAAAAACAAGTAATCCGTGTTAAGGAAGTACATGTGATTCGAAGGAGCACCACCTGAAGTACCTTGATAACCGCCGTCGAGAACCACGTCAGCGTTCATGAACTTCAAGGTCTGCCAACCAGCTTTGCCCATATCGGAATCATCACCAATACGCTGAATTGCTTGCAGCGCGTCGTGATAAAGTCTCCAGTAGTTGTTATCGGCAACTAACAAGTCGGGTTTATCAGTGCCGCGAACTAGCTGCACATAAACACGAGTCATATAGCTGATGATGTTAGCAGCAGTTGCCGCCGCTCCACCGTCTGTAGTGGCATCAAACGTGATGTTTCTCCAAAACGAATAAGTAGCTCTATCTATACCCCCAACACTTCCGCTCGTACTTGTGTCCGCGACAATTAGCTGTAGACCCCCGATTTGCTTACCAGAATCAGCAGTACCATCTGAATAGATATCAGTGGCGATGTTGTTTGCTAAGGTACGTTCAGCGTTTTTGATGCGGCTCTCGAGCAAGTCGATGATCGCATTTTTACCGCTGTTCTGTAGCATCTCTAAACCAGAGATACTTACAGCAACGGCTGCTTGTGCGTAGTTGAACTCTGCCGCCGTGAATACGTCTGATGGCGAGATGTTTAAGGTCTCGTAACCAGAGTAACGTCGGAAGGTTGCGTTCTCAGCATACTCAAGCTCTTGTACGATAGTACGTCCGCCATCAACTGGCTTAACGTTACCTTTCGAACGAAGGCGCGTAAGTAATGCATTGTTTTTGCTGACGTTGTCAGCGAGTTTACCTGTGCGATTCCGCAAGGTAGTAGTAATTATTTCTGAAAGATTCGGCGATGCCATTTTATCCCTTAAAAGTTAATTTTAAGAGTGCTCGCTAAATGCCTCCTCCAGCATCGATCTAAGATCGCCAGAATTAGCACGCGATACACCCCCGCCAGGGGCTCCCTTCACCGATACCGCTGCTTTCTGTGCTGCTCTCGCTTTAGCCTTCGCGTCATCAATCTTCTTAGCTTCCATGCGTGCGGCTTCTTTCTGCTGCAACGTTTGGTAAGTTTCAGGATTGAATCTGAGCGATCGGCTATACGCCTCGTTTAAAACCTCTCGATTAGTCCATGAAGGATTGCGCTTGCGGAGAATGGGAATAAGCTCGGCCATATCATTTTCAACCTGATCCATATCAGATCGTAATGGGTTGCCTTGCTCATCTTTCTCGTTACGGAATTCCTCTACTTCCTGTTCTAGTGATTTAATGTATTGCGCGCGGGCTTGTGCTTGTTGACCTTCCAACATGCCGCGAAGCTCGCTAATTTGCGAATTCAGACTTGAATATACGGGATCGTGTGGGGCCTCTTGGCCTGTTAAATGTTCCGGTGAAAGTCCGTAGGATTGCAAAATGGATTTAACAGCGCTGATCGGGTCGCGGTCTAAAGCATCTTGAGCTGCAAAGAGTCTACTAACTGCCTCTGTTGGGCTGACTCCATGCGACTGCAAGCGCTCTGCGCGTGGTCCTATAACACTCTCAAACTCCCCTAATGCTCTTCGAGCTTTCGCTACTTCTTCAGTTTTCCGTCTATAATCGTCGTCCCTCTGACGTTCCCGGTCGGCAAGATATGCTTGCTCCGCGGGTGGAAGCTTTGAGACGCGCGCTTTAAAGTCGGCAGACCACGAGGAAGGGTAGGAGATGGGCTTTTGCGCTTCCCCTTTATTCACCTCTACTGATTTGTCACTTAATTCTGTTTTTTCTGTTGGTGCCTCTTCCGGCTCTTTTGGCGCGGAGGGCTCTGTATCTAGCTCTGTAGGGCTAGCCTCTTTCTCTTCAACAGGTTGAGGGGTAGGATCCACTGATTCACTTTCAGCAAATGCAGCCTCGATCGACTCCCTTATTCCATTTTCTTCAGTCATTTTTCACTGTTTTTATAGTCGTTGCCAATTTCATGGCATCCAAACAACTTAGTTACTCTGCGGAACTCACTTTTAGAATCGTAAAACTTGCCATTACAGGGGTGAAATGTTGGGGACATCGTATCTGTGTGTAGATGGACTCTCGGCGAGGCGTCATTAGCCGCCTCTTTCGGAATCATCTTTCCGTCACGCCAAACCCATACAGATCGTGCCATGACGCTAATTTTATCACGTGCTTGTTTGAGGGTTCTAGGGGACCTACTGAATCAGCATTAAGATCAGTTCCATGTCTTGATCCATCTCTTTATCGAGCTGAGCTTTTTTAAGCTTCTCAAGCATTTCATGCTCTAGATACTGCTGGAGTGCTTCGTGCTTCTCTTTGAGATTGGTGAGATAGGCAATCTGCTCCTCTAGCTCTTTTTGCTTCTCAACTGCCCTAATCGCATCATTTAGCGCTGCAATGGTAGGCGTGGCGTCATCTGCAATTACCATCGTGTCAGATAGTAACTTCGCAATCTTCGGGCTTACCTTGTTCTTTAGCTTCTTTTTGTCGAATTCTTGAGTGGATTTTAGCTCTACTACTTCTTTGTCTTTTACCTTCTTTTTATAATAGGAGACGTTAAGAGTAGCAGGGCGGTGCTTAATACCACCCCTATCTATTCCGCCTACTGCGTCACCGAAGCGCCGATCGAATAGTAATAGTAGAGACATCTATCACCCCGCAAAGGTATAACTACCACCGCTACCACCGCCCCCGCCTGGCTCTTGCCGTTGAACAGCGCCGATATCTAAATAACTTGTGGAGGAAGATCCTGGATAAGCTCCGGGGAATCCTTGAGCCTTCATATTTGTACCAACTGACAGATCCTTACCGATCGTAATCTTCCAAACCTTGTCGGTCGTAGCGTTCGTTCCCGGCGCATTGTTCAGCGTGATCGTGGTTGAGGTGTGAGAAGTGATTAAGTAGATGCCAGCAGTGATGCCGGTACCGCTTACAATATGCACGTAATCAACGTTATCGGTGACAGTGGAAAAGTCCCCACCTGATTGTGTTAGTACGCTTCCTGATGTGGTAGCCGTAGAGCCTGTTAGCTCTGTAACATCTGTGAAGGCTGGATCGGTGGTGATATCTGTAGGGTCTAAATTATACAACGTAGCGTTGGTAGTGTTGTTATAAAAACAATTATAAGCCCCACGGTTACTATAACGTTGCGCAGTTGTGCCTGCTACTCCTGTCGCCCAACCGCTAATAATCGAGTTGGTAATATATTGGTTATCTATTGCGTTAGAAATTAGAACTCCAGAAGTTGCAGAAACAGGGGTTGCGTAGCCTCTAATAGTTAACCCTGTATAATAAGTGGTCGCCGTGGCCGCCGCGACTCCGACAACAGAACAACCATAAATCAGAATATCTGAGAATGTAGCTCTCGACGAGCCTACATATACGCCGGTATGCGAATGATGAGCATAAACACCCTGGTATTTGGCATTGTTGTTTATGTGGTATAATCCACGTCCAAGCTGACACACACACTCAATATCAAAATTGAACGAATCAGTTCCCCCAGAAAATGCCGCTCTTGTCGCAGTGGTGGAAGAATTAAGCGCCTTAACGTTTTGTGCTCTAGATCCCGTCCCGCCGTTATAAACACTCGCGGCTGTTCCAGTGAATGACATGTTCTGCACATTCTGGAACTGTCCAAAAGTGTATGTATTTGCAGCAAGGGCTATTGTTGGCCTATTAGATCCTGCGCAAGTATCGCCACGAATAGAAACGTAACCAATAATATTAGACGGGTTTGTTCCAGTGGATGCAGTGGAAGCAACGGCCACCGCTCCACCTGCTGTATATGTGCCACTTTTAAAATATACCCTATTGCCGCCTTGAATCTGCTCAAAATAAGAATCTTCTAAGCTAGAATTTAAGCTAAGAGCACCGCCCACAACAAAGTTAGCTGCAGTTGCGTTATTTGTAGGCGCGCATGTTCTATCTAGGGTTACGGTATTAGTATTTGTGTATCCTGTTATCTCATACCAACCGACGAGCGTACCTGCACCGGTGACAGAATTGATGTGAAGGACGTTACCAACCATAGCGGGAGTAAATCCGCCTGTTGCGGAGGTGAATGTTGATGATCCAGTTGTACAAGCGCCATCGGTAAGCGTTAGTATTCCTGCAGTTGCTTGGGAGTAATCAACAAGAAAAGATTTAGAACTAACAGTAGCAGAAGCATCAACGCCATCGGTCGTATTTGGCTTCCATACTTGAGTGGTAGTATCAAATATAACTCCTGCGCCAGCCCCCGCATCTAGTGTAGCAATACCTGTAGATACGCTATCAATCTTATAGAATCCGGGAATGGTAGTATTGGTGCTATAAATCCAATTACCAACATCACCAGCAACAAAGGTATACGTTGCGCTAGAGAGTGTAGGGCTAGCAGTATTTGCAGCGCCCCATGATCCATCATTTAAAGGCCCTGTAGCTTGATAATTAAAGCCTCCACCATTCACCATAGATGCGGTAGCAGCGGTATTAAATTCCCAGATTGTTGAAGTTGCTACGGACATTAGGGCTTCCCTCCTTTAATTGGATCGACTGGAATATCAATTACCTCTTCAGTCTTTGCGATCTCTTTCTCGAATGCCTCTTTTATGGCTTTTTCTGGATCAAGCTGCTCAATAACTTCTACATCTTTGTTATCAGCATCCTTAACAATCGTAACCTTTTCTAGCGAGATTTTCTCTTTAGGGATGTACTTAGGATCCACAGAAATCTGTTTTAATATCCAGTATTTTTCGTTTGTCACCTTAACAGGCTTATTGTCTCTATCAAGCTCCCAATCGCGCAGGTCATTCTGCACCTGAATACGGCGTGTTGAGCATTTCAATGTTTTTGGCGCAGTCTTTGCCATATTAGCTAATTAAAACATTATCCAAGTTACATTTAATAAAAACCGTGCCATCGAGAGGGCCACCGAATATATCTCTATCAAGCTCCTCTTGAGCAAAGCACGAACCGTAGATAACTTTGTTGTTAAAGTCATACTCGGGCCGGTCCCTAAAGTCCCAACCAGTGAAGTCTTTAAACGACAACTCATCATCACAATCGTAATCAACGCCTTCGAAGTTAATGATCATAGAGTCTTTGTCACCTTTAGAATCAAGTGTACTCTCGTTAATGTTGATGCAGAATCCACGTTGAACCCTAATACGTCATCGGCTGCAATCGAAGTAGTCCAGCCGGTGAGCGTGGTATCTTGCGACTTTGTAGCCGCTGAGATAGTTGGCTTTGCTGCTGCTGTGATCGTATCTGCAACCGTTGGCGGATAGTTTGCATAGGTGTCTTTCCATACATCAATCACACACGAACCTGATTGATCAGCTAATAAAGTCACTGAATTAATCGTGCATGCGTATGGCACACTGATATAACCCTTCACGCCTGTTGTGATAGCACTTCCACCACCATCGATAGTGATACCAATACTTGCGATTAGAGGATTGGTGCTTGCAGTGAACTTATTACTTCCATTCGTAGATACTAAGCTTGAAGCTGTAATCGAAGGTACTGTTAAGCCTACACCGCTTCCTAGTTGGACAAGCTTTCCAGTGCCGATCATGCTGAAGTAGATAGAGGCAGAACCGGCGTACATTCCAGCAAAGTCTACAACGGATCTCTCTGCTCCCGATGTGGCATTGTCAGAAGTAACATTAATCTGAAAGAAGTTCTTTAGCGCTGCTGCACTATTCTTTAACTGCCAGGTATTTGAGATTACGTTAGTATTCGACGAAGCAGTGCTATTTATCTGAGAAACCACTGAAGTTCCAGTGGTGCCCCATGCCCCGGTTAGCGTTAAATACTTATTGGTGTAATCATAAGTAAGCCCAGAATCACCAGCTAGTGCGCCAGTGCTGTTATATTGTATCTGAGTATCTGCTCCACCTGCGCTTGCAGATGGTCCAGCACCGTTCCACCAAACTACATCCCATTTATCATCTGTGAGATTGTAAACAACTCCCATGTAGTTGCTTGCCCCCGCAGTGGTAGAGAGTGTGATAGTGTAAACACCGGTACGAAACTTAGAACCAAGCGTGATAGTGCGGCTACCTGTGCCGTCTTGCGTGAATCTATAGACTATTCTCTGTCCGGCGGTGGGATTTGTTGGATTATCCAACGCCCTGTTACCGGCAAGAGTGACGTAGCAAACAGCGTCGTTAGGAACTAGTGACGCGTCAGTCGCAATATTCGCCCCGTCTGTGAGCGGATACATCTTAGGCGGAATATTCATTAACGCCGCTTCATTTGCACGTGCGTTCGCTAGTACAGAATTACCCAAAGTTTTTAGATGAAAGCCATCTAGGTAGTAGGTGCTATCATTTGCGTCAGGGAAGAATAAATCCGCCCTAAAGCATGAGTCGTATAAACTTGCATCACTAAGAATATTTGTATTTACCGTGGATCTTACGGTGAGCATCGGCGCGGTGTAACTATATCCCGGCATCAATGTGCTCACATGCACGGTGAAGCCGTCTTTCTTAGCCTTCGCCCAAATGCTTTTTAGAGAGTTATATACGGCAGTAGCTGTAGCACCCCCGTAAATGTCGTTAATGCCTAACCACACGAACAAATCTGCCTCGCCTACACCATTAGCTAGGGGCTTAAATGGCTTTACCCTAGTGTCGTATAGGCCATCAAGCGTAGCGGCAGACCATCCATTGATTGCAACGTTTACGTGGAGCGCGCTCGCTGGGTCGATTAGGTGCTGATACTGATAGCTCCAAGAATCGACAGGTTTGGTGAAAAAGAAAGCGCTGGTGCTATCACCGAGGTAAACTATGTTTTTAGTTTTGGGATCTAGCCAACGAGTGGCAGAATGAAAGGCAGTGACTTCGGAATCACTTAATACCTTGTTAAATAAGAACCAATGCGTGTAAACGCCTTTAGCGAAGTTACCAGCACCGCCCACACCGCCATTACCACGCCGACAACCGATAACCATCTCGGTGCGTGTGCCAGTGGATTGCACGTTGGCACTGCTATCAGTGGCGCAAAGCACGCCGTTTGCGTACATCTTGATTGTTGGTGACGCCGCGTTATCGTTGGAAACGATGTAGTTAATTGTGTAGGGATTTGCAGGGTGTAAGGTGAGAGAAGAATAGGTTCCCTCCCACCATGGATCGGTGACAGCAACTGAGCCGCTCTCACCAGTGAAGATATAACCAGTATTCGTACCGTTGCAGATCATCTGGATGTTTGTTCCAGTGCCTGCGCCCGATGACCATCCCGTAGAATTTTGTAGGCAAAGTATACAAGCTGAAGAGGTTTGCCCGCTTGTTACACCCGTGAAGTTAACGGAGGCCGTAGCTACTTTGCTATCTGCAACTATCCAACTACCATACTGAGACGTGCCATCCATGAGCACGCCGTTTTGTCCGATGGTTGGCGAGCCGGTGATAGTTCCTGATACGCCATTTAGCGACTTTAGTGAGGTTCCATCACTTAAATTTTGCGTGGTGCGCATGAAGCACGCATCCACTAGATCATCTAGTAAACCAGCGGCATCGAGCGCTCGTATACATTGATCTACTCGGTTGATATCAGAGGGAGTCTCACCAAGATATGAGATATAAGCGCGAGTCTTACTATGATAGGGGTTGTAGTTATTCTCTAGCTCCCCTGTTGTCGGGTTAATCTCCCAAACCATTATGACCTCGTTACAGTTTGTAAAACTCCATTGCTATAAGTCATCGCGAGAGTGGCAACAGTGGTGCCGCCAGATCCGCCAGTCTTATAAACTACGCCCGTTAGATCAGAGCCTGTATAAGTGCATGAGATATAATCAAAAGGGGCTGGTACCATGCCCGTTACAAAGTTTTGATAGTCTTTGCTGTTAAATGTCTCTACAGCGATGGGCCGTACAGATGTGGGGACGGTTTGCCCTACAACGTCTACAGCTTTATCGATTGAACTAGTTGCCATGGTTAACCCTCACGAATTATTTCAGCGGTTCTATCCCCGTTTACGCCCGGTTGTAGGATAATCTTTGTGGTTTCTAAAGTATCTTCTTTGATTGCCACTCTGTTTCCCATCTCATCGGTGGTGAGAAAGATTTTGCTTCTGCTTGGTTTCTTTGCTTCGACAGGTGCGGGCATCATCACGGGTTGCTGCTGCCTTACCTGCTCCGCCGATACCTGCTCTTGCACCACTTTTAGAGCAAGTGTGCTTTCGATCTCTTTTTGTCTTAAAAAGCTATCAGTTTGTAACTTTTGCTGCTCAAATGCGGCATCTGTAGCAATCTCATTCTGCTTGATTTCAAACTCTTTACTGTAGCGTTGCGCTTCCAACTGAATGCGCTGTGATTCCAACTGAATCTTTTGCTGCTCTAAGCCGATTTTCTGCTGCTCAAACTGTAGTTTCTGCCCTTCTAATTGCAGTTTCTGAGCGTCTATTTCTTGGCGCATTCTTGCTTCGACAATCCTTGGATCTTCGGGCGTTTGTTGCGGGTTATTTTGTGCCTCTTGCTGCGATTGCACAGTGCTTTGAATAGAGCTTTCAATTGCCCCTTCAAGTTGCCTACCCACTTTAAAGCCACGGCTTGCAAAGGTGATAAGCTCCCCTACTAGAGGCGTCATTGACGGGAACACTTGTATGATTCCGCCCGCACTTTGAATGAAGCCTGATAATGAGTTGATAAACTCGATGCGTGATTGCTTATCTGCATCCTCATCCACTTTGATCATTGAGTCGGTTTCGACGTCTATCCTAAATGTGCGCAGCGAATCATTACGAAGTAGTGCCACTGCTTGTGTGAACATCTGCTGTTCTTCTGGTCTCATCACTGACATGCCAGACATTAGCGCTAAAGTCTGATCGCTAAAATGTTCGGCGGCAATCTCTGCTAACATGCGGATGATATCACGTGCAAAGCGATTAACCTCAGCTTGTCTATCATCCAAACGAAGCGCGGCGAATCTTCCTTTAATCTCTTGAGCGGTTGCAGTCTCAGAAGCCGACGAATAGCCCCGAATAATGTCGGATATACCGGTTATTTCGTAGATTTCGTTCTTTATTTCAGCTTTCTTTGTGGCAAGTTTGTCGAGAACACCCGCAATATCAGCAAGCGGCATAAACTGAACAGCGCCCTCGAATCCACCTCGTGTCGAGAAGGTCGGCCAATCTGCAATTGGAATAAGCTGATTATCTGCACCCTCATCGAGAAGGCGCTTGATACCGTCGCATGATGCATCGTACACACCTGCTACACGTAGCGCCTTGATTAGGAGGTACTCACGGTTCGTTAACTCATCGAGCAATCTCGCTTGATCCTGGTAGAATACGTAATCAGCGATAGGGATAAGTGAATCCGTTGTTGTGGTCGCATAGAGCGGACGAGGACATGGAAAGAAGTCTTTAAGCTTTAATGGGTCCTCTCTCTCGTCGAGAAAGGTAGATGTCACACCTTTAGAAAGCCAATAGACTTTCTTCGATGGCTTGTCCCATATCTCGTAAATACGGGCCTTTTTGAATAGATCTTTCTGCGCCATTGATTGCTTATCGGCGTCGCTCAAGTTCTCGGGCTCATAATCGAGTGGAACTAAAGCGGCTTTCTCTGCGCCGATACGTTCTACGAGTTCGTCTTTTGTCATGTAAACGATTCGAGCTACCCAACGCACTTCTTCCCAACGCCTTCCGGGTGCGTGCAAGAATTCAGCCCAATGGATGTAATCACATACCGCCTCTTCGTACGCCACCTCATCGAACGGCTCACCCTCAGTGTAATAGTTACCGTTCTCGTCTTGTCTCACCATTGATGGATCAACATTTGCGGGCCTACCCTCTGCATCGGTGTAGGTGTCCAACGATGTGCCTGCGTCATCCTCTGATATCTGGATATTTCCAGCGGTTGAGCTGCTACTTTTAACGAGTGGGTTTCTAGGAGTGTTGGATTTCATGTGAGCAACATACCTCACCCATCCCACGCCACGGCCAACGATCAGAAAATCGTCGCGGCAATTCTTCATGAAGCTATCGAAATCGTAGTTAGAAAGCATCGTCGATGTGGTGCGCTCTAAGACTGTCGCCCCCACTCTTGCTAGTGGATCGGAGTCCTTAAACCTACGCTCTACCTCTACCTTAGGAGTGCGGGCATACAGCGCAGGGCCAAGCGTTTGAACGTTTGCCCAGAATATATTAAGCTTTTTAATCGCATCGCGGCTGATTGAATCGTATAAATCGGAGCGCTGATCACGGTAGCGCTTAACAATCTTTTTCGAGCGGTCCCACCAGTTATGGAACTCACGCTCTGCAACGTGGATCTCTGCTAGCCAGCGTTGTACGTCACTGTCAAAATCGGTGACTGACTCAGTAGAATTTGTGCTGCCTTCTTCCATTTTGTTACATCGGTATGTGTAAAAGCATTTTTATGTAAGTGAGACCTGCGCCACCAGCAAACGCAAGAATCACCGTGAAAATAATCATATAAACCAAGCGCATTGGAACCGCTTTCTCTTGCCAACTCATGTTAATTTCTAGCTGATTGCTCAAGTTCTCTATGTTGTTTGTGACCTGCTCTAATGAGTGGGTTAGTTTGTTAATCGCACCAGATACAGACTTGTCCTCATCGATAATTCTAATGTTTAAGCTCTCTACTGCGCCGGTGAGCTTATCAACGCTTTTAGAGAGGCTTGTTTTCACATCAAAAATGCCTAGCTCTATACGTTCTAATCGCTCGCTATACCCGTTATGCCCGGCCTCGGTCATTTTATCCCCCGTATCCTGGCGTTGCGTACACGGTTGCTGTGCCTGATCCGGTGATAGCTGCAATACGATCCTCTCCCGATGCTCCGCGTGATATTACAATCTCTTCACCGCTTAGAATGCATAGGCTTGAATATGTCGCCACTACACCAGTGGTACCAACCTGTACGAATACGTGCGCAGAACCTGCGTTTACCACCCTGATCTTATCGCCCAAAGAGCCGATAGAAGCGCTGCTACTTGTGGTGGTGGCGCTAAGAGTGGCAGTAGCTCCAGCCACCGGAGAAAACCCGAGTGAGTGCATATTTGAATATCCTGTAATTAAGTTTGCATCGGCTGTTCCAAGCGCGTTGCAAATAATCGCCATGTATTGATTCGTGGAAATATCAGGGCTGCGCGCGATATATAGCGTTTTGTTGATTAGAATAGGGCAGTCGCTAGTTGTTGCAGCAACGCTTGAGTTACCAAGCCTTACAAAGGCTGTATTGGGGCCGGTATTGTCAATCTTAAGTATCGGGCCATTTGTTGGGAGTGCCTCATTCGTCGAAGCATCTACGCCTTGTAGTAATATTGCCGAGTAGATGGGGTTAAAAACATCCATTATATACGATGCTCCTTGGAGTTACTGCGCGAGATATCCCATAAATCGTTAAGGGTTGCGTCGTGGACCGTCCTAAGGGGCTTTGCGGGAGCAATGGGCCGCGCGTATGGTCGTGACATACATGCATATCTTACCTCATCTGCGCAGTGGTCGTCTCCCTCGGAGTTAACATCTTCGGGTTTTGCGGTGTCGTGCTGCAGAGTTGGTATGGTTCGAATCGAATCTACGCATGTCGAGAAGAAATAGATTAGCGGCTTGTCATCAATCCCAATAAGCCTAGAGCGTAACTGAGTCCAGCCTGCTACACGCTCATTATCTGCAGCTCTAAAGCTCACGCCGTGCTTTCGCATTGTCTCAGCGATTGAGGGGCCGCCGTCCTCCCTAAAGATCGCAGGGTCCGCAACAGAGTAGGTAATCTCCTCTTTGGGCTCTTGGCGTGCAAGGATGCCTCTTGCTACCTCCTCCACCTGCAGCTTTAATCCCACATTAGCCTTGCCGCCGTACCACTCACGGTACTTGATGATTGATTTAGCCGGATACTCTTTGATTGAGCCGTCATTCACCACATACCAACCGCAAACAAATGGGCGCATCGAGCCCCAATCGAAGGACCTGAACCTGATCAAGTGCCTCGGTATCTCAAACGGCCTAATCACATGATGCAGGCCGAACTCCGTAAAGTAGGCACCAGCAATCGCGGACCAGTCACCCTCGAGCCAGCCTCTCACAAGCTCAGCACTACCGGAGCCTTTTAAGCGCTCTATATATTGGGGGTCTCTCTCTAGTAGTATCTTGTTATCAGTGACGAGGGATTTGATGTACATGCGGTACATCCCTGTTGTCGGGTCTAATACAGGCTCTAGGCCAAGCGGGGCGTTATCAACAAAGCGGGCCTTAATCCATGCATGACCTGCACCGCCAGGGTTACCAGATGAACGTATACGCTTTGTAGGCACGTCTGCAGATGAACAACGAAGACACGCAAACAGCATGCGATATGCCTCGTCTGTTGCCCATTGTGTGAGTTCGTCCCAACCTATCCATTGATATTCAAAACCTTGATATCTTGATGCGTCTCGAGGGTGCTCTAAGTAGCGTAACTTTAAAGATGCACCGTTTGCCCACGTCCACGACTTATCGGACTCCTTCCAGATTGCACCAGTTGGTGAGTACATCTCGTGCGAGCGTTTTACTAGCTCTTGGAGTTCGGGGTAGGTGCGGCGGAATATTACCCCTTGCCAGTTGATTCCGTACCTCGGGACATCTTGTAAGTAGTCACCTAAGAGGTAACTAGATTTTCCGCCCCCGCGCGCCCCTCCGAAAAACAATTCGTGAGCCCAAGTGCTTATAATTGCCTCGGCTTGGGGGCCGGGTTGCGGAGTCCACATTTACTACTTCTTCTTACCGCCCTTTTTAGAGCCTTTTTTCTTGCTTTTAGTGCACATAGTATTTCCTAGTCTGAACAAGTGGTTTGGATATCAGCAATGTTGCACTTGTTCCACTGCAGCATCGCCGTTTCGAGCAACGTATCGTCCTGAAATATTAGTGGTGGGCAAGCCTCAGTGTCGCACTCTGCAATCTCGACGCTTGCCTCGTTGATGATAAATACAGGCGGCTTGTTACAATGCTTACAATTTACAGCGCCATTAATATACACCCGTACAGTCATGCAGCCTCTTTGTTTGCTAGTTCTTTCTGCTTCTTCAAGCGTTGCCGCTCTATCCACTCAGCCATATTCTCTTGCTTCGGCGCATCGATGAACTGCAAGGTTGAATGGATCGTATTGTCTGTCAGCTCCACACTCTGCGGTGCTTTGCCATAGCCCCTATCAAGCAAAATAGAAGCACACATAACTCTGATCGCATCCTTGTCGGAGTTGAGCATCAAGAACACTAAAGTCTCTACTGCCTCTTGTGTGTACTGGCGGCATATTTCGCGCAGATTGTAGTCGCGTTTTGGCTTACCGCTTGGATTTCCGCTCTGACCAGGTTGAAAAGGCATATTGAAATTGTACCGTCCAAGTAGCTGATCTGACAACTTGATCCAAAATTATTATTGCTCGGCAGAATGTCCAGGTCTCTCATGGTTAATAACTTCTAGATTTTCACAAGTTATTAACCCGTAAAAAGCATGACATTGAAGCGTCTTTGTGTAGCGTCCTAGAAGCCGCCAGCCTATCGCCTGTAAACTTAATGAGTGAGCAATTTAATCTATGAACTTGTGGGCGTGGCCTACCTAGCAATGCAAGGCTACTCACATGATGAGTGCACAAGAGCATTGAGCGTCTTTGATGGTGTGCATCGTCATAGCTTGGCTGTATTAGATACAAGCTTTGGCCGAGATATGAGATGTATTAATCGATGGTCATTACTTCCCGGTGCTTCTCATCTACAGATACATCTCACTAATGAAGCAGGTAGGCGTAATCGGAGACTCGCAAACTATGAAGCGTTCCATTGGCTATCAAAAGCGCGCTACAACCTCCTACTTGAGCGGAGACACAAAGGTTTACTTTCCAGAGTGGCCAACAAAGCAAAGGGAGTCAGTGGACGATATGGAGAAATTTGTAAACGAGTTGCGTGCTCTCTCTCCCTTGGGCTCGAGAGCGACTTGTCCAAGAAAGCCGCCCGCATTTTGGCGCAGAGTATACGCCCGCATATTGATTGGGCTCTCGTTGATAACCCTCAAAATCGTGGGAGCTTTATTGGCTATGATAGCGCGGAGCTCTTTGAGCAGCACGGGAGAAATATCAATCCCCCCAAGCGCACCAAAAGACGCTGCATAGCTAACCTAGATGGCACAGAGTTGCCCTTAGACAAGTGGCCGGAGTGGATAGCACAGGTACAGAGATACCGCTGCATGCCGCTATTATGGTGGGGTGATGCCCAAGGTGTAGCAACAAAGTTTGTAGAGCCCAGGAAGAGACGCTTTAAGCTCGACAAAGAGAAAGTGAGAGCAGTGAACGCAATACTAAAAGGAGCATATGGATTCAATTATTAGATTTATCTTCGAGCGCACTCCGCTTGCGCTGTTTAGCGGGTATAAGCGCAAGATTGGTAATGTGTTGTTAGTGGGTGCAGGTGTGTTGCAGGTGGTGAGCCAAGTGTATGCGGTCCCATTTGCACCAGAGGTATTAGCCTACATTGGAGCCGCCACGAGGGTACTAGGAGACATGCATGAACAAGCTAAAGTGGAGTAGTGTATTTGTAGCGTTGGCGCTATCAAGTGCTGTAATGGCCGATAATCTTACCTTCAAGTGGGATGCCGTCACGCTTAACGCTGATGGTACTCCGTGCACTGACTTAGGTGGATACAAGCTCTATAGGGGCACGGCTAAAGGTATCTATGGTCCAGCTATTGAAGTGGGCAACGTGACTACCTACGTACACAGTGAGAGCAAAGATGGCAAGTATTACTATGCCGTATCAGCGTATGATACTAGTGGCAACGAGAGCGGAGTGAGTAACGAGGTTAGTGTAACAATCGATCACACTGCACCAAAGCCGCCTAGTAACTTTTCGCTGTTGCAAAAGATACTAACGGCAATCTTACAGTTGTTAGGTAAGCGGGTATAGGAGTGCTGACGAGATCCTAGATTGGTTCTAGGGCCTGGCTGTTAATCAGGATTTAGCTGGTTCGAATCCAGCCTCGTCAGTTTATCTATTAATATAATCCCTAGAATCTGACTCATCCTTAGGCGGCGCGGGGATCTGAAGGATATAATCATACTCATATTGATCGGATCCCTCAGGTATTAGCTCGATCGTTCCATCGTCTTTTGCACCTAAAAGTAAGGTGTCCTCTGACTCTCTAACGATTTCCTCTAAAAGGTCAAAGTCGACTTCCTTCCATTCAATTTTCGGCGCAACCTTCTCAATTCTTTTTGATATTTCATCGATGCGGGATATTGTTTGCTCTAAACGACAATCGTTTATCCCACTTTTTACGGCGTCATTTATAATCCTAGATGTAACCTCTAGCGGTATTACAAACTTACCGACAGCGGGTACTTTTGTTATTACCGGTAAGCCGTAGGGGCCTTTCTTTTTCGGTACAATCTTTGACTTCTGATTTACGATCCTGGATTTCCGCTTTTGCATTTTATCTCATCAGCCAGTTATCAACGCCTTAATACGATCAAATGACACATAACTATTATTAGTGTCTTTCTCTTCTTTTGTGAGGATCGCTAAGATGCGCTTGCGCTCATTACGTGCCGACACAAACGATACCGCACGCATTGCAGACGCCTCAGCATCTCCCCCTGCAAGCCGCAGAGAATCAAGCGAGGATGGTTTGCATTTGATTGATAATTCAGCCATGTGGTCACCTCTTCTTTTTTAGATAAAATCGATTAAGTAGATATATGCCAATCGGCAAACCAATTGCATAACCGATAATAGTACCGATCAGCATAACAACAGACTTGTAAATTAAATAAGCCATAACTATTATACTCCTAAGATTGCGACCTATCACTCTCTCGCTGCTTTTCTTCTGATCTCTTTGACCTCGTGCTCAATCAGCTTACCCAATTGTTCCCAAGTAAGATCTAACTTATCCCTAATAGAGACTAGGGTATCGAGCTTGATACCTTGCGCCTGAGTCTCATAATGCACATACGTCTGATGGATTATCCCTAGGTATTTGGCCATGCCGTACAGGGTTAAGCCCTTGTCTTCTCTAAGCTTTTTAAGGAATTTCATTTTCTCTCTCTTTTTTTAAACTTTTTGTAACTTTTCTCACTTTTGCGCATCAAATATACTTGACACCTCAACGATATGGAGTATACTTGATTATATTGAGTGAGTCAAACAGACTTAAACAAAAGGAACCAAACAATGAACCCATACGAGATGTTGAAAATGGAAAGCAGAATACCGGATCGCAATAAGTCGCTAGTGAAGGCAATCAATGACCAGTTTTATAAGTGGTTTGTGAAAAACGATGAAGAGATCGTAGGCGAGCAACTAAACCAAATAGCGCAAGATCGCGACCTGTCGATCTTAGACATCGAGAACTACCTCTACTACCGCTATGCGCAAGGCGGTGCGGCTGCATTGGCTGCTGGCGTGGACGGCGATCTAGATGAAGAGCTAAGCGATGCCGTACTAGACTGTATAGACCTTAACTACATCGCTATTGAGTTAGATACTCGCTGGCGATTCAATTCAAAGCTTAACGATTTCTAGAGGTCAAATGCTAACCATTCTAATCATCGACGGTGAGCCATATCAGATTATGCAAGAGCTGAAGGTGGATGCGTTAAAAAACATAAGCCCAAAAACATGGGAGCAACTTATAAGACACCGCATCCACTCACAGTATGTACTTAAGCAACTAAACGGCACCCTACATTTTTACGCAGCCCGAGAAGATGACAACGTCGTAATCATGTATCAAGTGCCAGCAACTACCACTTTTAATAATTAGAGGATTTATGACAAACGAACCAATCAATTTCGAAGATGCTGGGCTAGTTAAAACAGTGAAAGAAACAGTAGCGCGCGGCTTATCTGATTCAGAGTTCCAAATGTTTGTACAGATATGCAAAGCCACTCGCTTAAACCCGTTCCGCAATGAGATATGGGCGATTAAAACATCACAGCGCGTGCAGATAATGACCGGTATAAACGGCTTTATCGCGATCGCAAATAGTAACCCACAATACGACGGCATGGAGTGTGATGTAGAGGTAGGACCTAACGGCATGCCCACTAAAGCAGTGTGCAAGGTATATCGTAAGGATCGCCGCTTCCCTTCCACCGGAATAGCTTTGTGGTCGGAGTACGCTAAGGGCTCGCCAATCTGGCAGGAGAAGAAAAGCCATATGCTTTTAAAGTGCGCTAAGTCTATCGCGCTCCGTGAGGCGTTCCCGCAAGAGCTAAACGGGCTCTACACAGATGATGAAATGCCCAGAGAGTTCTCGCGTCCAGTGGAGATCGAAAAGCCAAAAGAGCCCACCTACTACTATTACAGCATCCCCGATCTAACCGACACACAAAGCATTTGGATGCAGGATCAAGGGGCTAACTACGATCAAGATCGTGGTGTGTGGGTGAGCGTAAAGGACTTAGGAGGGAAGCTTGCAAAGTATAAAACAGAGATGCCCGCACAAGCCGAGATAATCGATGCAGGTAAAGTGGCTAAGGACCTAAAAAGCGCGCTAGGCGATTTAATCGAGGTGGAAACGGTTAAGCTATCAGATAAGGAGGCCGCATGAGTATATCACTCTACCACATTAGCAAAGAGATTGGTGCTATTATTAACCGATTAGAGGCAGAGGAAGACGAAGAGCGCATGGAAGAGCTTATGCATGAGCTTGATAGATGCACTGATAACCGAGAGGAGAAGTTAGACGGTTGCTGTGCCTATGTGAAGAATCTCAAAGCACATGCGGAAGCCGTAGCAGTGGAAGTTAAGCGGTTGCAAGAAAAGCAACGTGCACTAGAGAAGACACGCGAAAGGTTCCTGTCGTATATGGCTGGATGCTTAGGCAGTGGTGCAGTGTGGAAATCTGAATTGCATGCTCTTAGCTGGCGTAAAAGCGAGAGTGTTGAGATAGATAGCGAGGACAATATTCCTCTCGGTTATCTCAGAGTTAAGACAGAACCAGATAAAACAAAGATAAAAGATGCGCTTAAATCTGGAGAGGCGATTGAAGGGGTACGGCTTAAATTAACTAATAACTTACAGGTGCGATAATGAAAAAGGCATTAACAAAAAATAACAAAAAATTGACCGGTGATTACTCGCACCTTTGGGGTAACTGTACGGGCCTTGTCGGAGACTGTACGGGCCTTTGCGGTAACTGCTCGGGCCTTAGCGGTGACTGCACGGGCCTTGTCGGAGACTGTACGGGCCTTATCGGAGACTGTACGGGCCTTGTCGGAGACTGCACCACCCTCCGCGGAGACTGCTCGAACCTTTGGGGTGATTGCACAGGCCTTCGCGGCGACTGCTCGGACCTTCGCGGAGACTGCTCGCTCCTTCGCGGCGATTGCTCGAACCTTTACGGAGACTGCTCGGACCTTCGCGGTGATTGCTCGCGCCTTCGCGGCGATTGCTCGAACCTTTACGGAGACTGCTCGGACCTTCGCGGAGACTGCTTGGACCTTCGCGGAGACTGCTCGCGCCTTCGCGGCGATTGCTCGAACCTTTACGGAGACTGTACGGGTCTAACGGGTGACATAGACGCATGCGACCTAACAAATGAAGAGCGCAAGAAAGGCGTGAATATTCGTGATTTAGTGGGGGAAGAATGAACTGGATTAAATTGTCGGAGAAGTTGCCGCCAGAACATGAAAAAAAGATTTTAATACGCGATTGTTTTAACGACATACATTTAGGATGGATTGAATATGTCAGCACGACTCCAGGAGAGTTTAATTTTACCGGAGATGGTGCCTCCCTTTATTATGATAAAGCGCAACGAATTATCACCCACTGGTGCGAGATAGAGGAGCCGAAGGAATGACCACTGACAAACCAAGCGCGGCAGATATTTCAAAGATGTTAGAAGAGACTAGAAAGCAATTCGAGAAAGCCTATTCAGATCCTGATTGTTCGCAATACGTAATGATAGATATCGATACATACAAGCGTATTCAAGATATGACGCCAGAGGATTATGAGAACATAAGAAACAAGTTTTTCAAGGAGAAAACAAAATGAGCAACAATCCACTTTTAGAAATGTTAAGAAAACACGGAGCGCTAAAAAACACTGAATATAAGGTCTTAGAGATTACTAAGCCTATTGAGACTGAAGAAGAGTTTAAAAAGTTCCAAGATGAATTAGTTAAAAACATAATAATCCCACAACCTGACAAGGAAAAACAAAATGAACAATAAACCCCTCGCTAAATTCACCGGACCCAATAAGAAATCAATTCAAGTCTCCATCTGGCGCACAGCTAACGGCGGCTTTTCCGCGAAAGTAGAGAAGCGCTACAAGCCAAAGGACTCAAGCGAATGGAAAGAAACTAAAAGCTTTTTCCCGGAAGAGATAGACGAGTTAATAGCTGCATGCGGAGACGCTAAGAAGTGGATGCATGAGAACAAAGGAGATTCACGCGCTGAACAGCATCAGCAACAAAAGCAGGATGGTTATCAGCCTCAGCCGTTGCCGTTTGACGAGTCGGACGATATACCTTTCTAAGATTATCGAGCACAGCCTCTTTCAAGAAAGGGGCGATGGTCGTTAATTATCGCTAGTGGGGTAAAACCTGCCCGTCGGTGCCACCAATTTGGTGGGTAAAGACATATGTATCTCCATAATATGTGAAATCATGGTGCGGTAATTAACGACCATTTTAAGGAGCAAACAATGAAAACACCTGAAGAATTAACCACAAACTTTCAATGCGAAAGTACCGATTACTATAGAAAATGGTCTGTAACTATAGGGGCGGATGATGCGATCACAATAAAGGTAGGCGGTACAGCGGTTACATTATCCGCGCAAGCTTGGCTTGATGTTTCTAAATGTTGCTTTCCTGAAAGCGATCATATTAAGGCTTTTATGAGGGCTATTGAATGGTATTTCCCCCCTGCGGATTCTTTGAATGTACATAAAAAATATCTGGAATTTATGAGAGAGAAACAAAATGAAAACACCTGAAGAATTAGCAGAAGAATCAACCATGAAAGATTACAAATATGCTCCCCTAACCCAAGGGATAGATCTAGAAAGGCCAAAGCTAGATCTATTACTGAAAGTTGCTGCTAATCTAAGGAACACAAATATAATTATTGCTAGCGAGATTGCTAATGCAATATGCGCTCCTATCACGGAGTATGTAGATGAAGTGCTTAAGCTTAGAGATGAATCAGAAAACAAACAAACCAAGTAAATTTTAACAAACTATGGTGACATATGAAAAAAGCAACGATGTATATCATCGTAACGGTAGCGGCTTGTTTTGGGGCCTATAAAGGATCTCTCGAAGGTTACGATAAAGCTAAAACTTGGATAGTAGATAAGTACTACGAGATGAGATCCAAGCTGTCAACGGTGGAATATGTGCACGTTCCTGAAGCTGAACAATCCACTGAGGAACTTATAGAACGTATTTCTCGAAAGCACGAGATCCCATCTTTAATTACTAAAGCAATTATCGTGCAGGAAAGCGGAAGAGGTATGCGACCTGATCGCATGCGCTATGAGGAACATCTGCAAAGACGATTTAAGCGCGATCCCTACATCAACGATATCGAGTACCAGATGCTTGCAACCTCGTTCGGCCTCACACAAGTGGTGTACGGACTACACAAAGGCACCTGTAATCTTCAGAGTTATGCCGACTTATTCGACCGAGAAAAAAACCTAGAATGCGGGCTAACCGTACTCAAAAAGTGCCTAGATGTGCATAAAAACCAGCAAATAAGCAGCGATCGGCTTAGAAAAGCGCTTGGTTGTTACAACGGTGACGGCACCGGAGGCTATGCAAGTAAGGTGATGGCAGTAGTGGCAGATTTAGTAGTTGATCAGATGTAAGCAAAACAACATAAACAAAGGAACCATATGAAACTAATATCAATCGTGATGCTAATTACACTCGGATTAATTCTGATTTTTACGAGTGGATGTTTACCAAGTAGGGGTTGGGAAGTGAAGTTTGGAATTTCTCCAGTGTCTCGAGTGGACAACAAACAAGGCTTAGATCAGGAAGTTTCGTACAAGAAAGTTCGGGCAGAAAGTAACTAAATAATCTCTCGGCACCTCAGCGATCAACTGGGGTATTATTTTTATCTAAACAAAAAATAGTTCTTGTCGTAAAAAAAAAATAGGTTATGATGTTGATCATGCTGTAAATAAAAAGTCCTCCCAACGATTTATAAAAATCGTTCCGAGCGCTTATAAAGTGGTGTTTGGAACAGTTTATTATGGCAAAAAAAATAGGGCGCTCACTGGAACCAACAGCAAGCGCCCACCTACTAACAAAGTCGATACTACGCAGAATATATCTGTTTCTGTGCGACCTTCGCAATACCCTTTCCAAGCAATCCACCCTACCCGCTCCTATCCTCCTCACCGTTCGGGTGGAACCTCACGATTTTCGCACTTCGCAGTTGTTCAAGTTGTACTATTTAAAACAGCGTTCGGGGAGGAACATTAGATGAATGATGAATATTTTATAATACCAAGGGCTCTGCTTGATTCTGTCTTTTGGACAAATAATGAGCCTCTAAGCAAAAAGGAGGCGCTCGTTGAACTCTTCTCAATGGTCAGCGATGAGGATAGGACACTCGTAATCAACGGTGAAGAGGTAGCTATACCCAAAGGTAGCATCGCCCTCTCACAGTCAAGGCTCGCCGCTAAGTGGCTATGGGATAGGAAGGACGTGCACCGGCTTATAAAGCGTTTGGAAAAACACGGTCACATTCGGATAGAAAGCCATAGACTAATCACCGTGATTTCCTTAACCGATCTACCTAATTTTAGAGAGACAAAAGAAAGCAGTGCGATGTCGCAATTGTTAAAAGCAACGTTTTGGGAGGAACATTAAATGAGGGCAGGATTTACACGTGTACCAAATTCCATTTTTGAAAGTAAATTATGGTTGGCTGGAGTGGTTCACAATCGACTTAGTGCACTAATCGATCTCATGGGCATGGCACAGTTTGAGGATACTACTTTTGAAGGCGATAACGAAACCATAGAAATAAAAAAGGGAAGTGCAGTCGTCTCACAAACAGTTTTATGTGAACGTTGGAAGTGGACCAGAAAGCAGGTTTACAGATTTTTTAGGTACCTTGAACAACACCACAATGTGACCATTTCCAAACATGGTTTGGACACAGTGATATTCTTTCCACACCTCGGAGATGTAAAAGACACGTTGTCGGCACGCGATCAAAACGCGATTGTCCCGTTGTTGGCCCGTTGTCGGCCCGTTGTTGGCCCGTTGTTGGCCCGCGATCGGCCCGTTGTGGATGCCAAAATCGAGTTGAAAGATCAGGTGGTTAACGATGATGAAAAAAATGATCGGCCCGTTGTTGGCCCGTTGTTGGCCCGTTGTTGGCCCGTTGTTGGCCCGTTGTTGGCCCCTAAAATGCCTACATATAGATTAAATAATAATAATAATAATAATAATAATAATAATACTTACTCAGGAGAGGGGTGCGGGGAGAACCAAAACTCCTCGCTTCCGCTCGTCGAACACCCCCCCCTCTCATTTTCAGATGATGATTTCCCAGATTTTGAAGAATTAGCCCCGAAAACAGAGGTTATTGATGATTTTCCCGACTCAGAACCTGTGGAAACACCCCCACCACCAAGCACTGAAAAGCCCGTAGAATGGCCCGATAACCCCACAGAGGGGGCACTCTTCAAGAAAGAAGAGCTACCCGCTCCACCCAAAAAAGCTAAGAAAACCCCTGATAAACCTCAAGAACCGAAGTTGGAGGTGAGGCCAAATGTGTGGTTAACGAAAGTGGAAGCTGAGCGTTTTAAGCTTGATTTTCCTGAAAAAAAAGTAAGGGAGTACTACGCTGCGATGCTGCCCGACTACAAAGAAGAGAATCCAAATTGGGCCAAAAAACGGACCTCAGACAACAGAACTTTGCGAAATTGGATACGCCGGGATCAGGTCGAGGGAAGAGGTCCCTACAAGCCTAAGCCCTCGTGGACACAGGAGAAAAAGCAAGAAGAACCGCAAAGACCACGTTACAAAACCGCCGAAGAAACCCGCCAGATGCTTTTGAAACAGCTCGGCGTTACCGAGGGTGACTAAAAAATGACACAGCGTTTGATTTTGATTCTACTTCTACTTTTGGGGATGGTTCCCGAGGCTCACGGAGCGCCGGTAAAAATCCAGGTGATTCACCTCGAGGGACCCCACGGTCTGGACCCCACCGAGGCGTTCGTTGCGGCGGAGGAAGCGGCAAAATTCATCCGAGCCAAGACAGGCGTGGATGCCCGTATAAGCGTTTTTAAGACCCAACCCGACCCAAGTGCACACCTGAACACTTTTGACCTCATGGTGAGGCGCCTAGACCTTTTAGGAGGCATCTTCACACGGAGCGGAGACATCAAAAAGACACATATCACCCATTTTGTACTTCCACCGGCTTGGTATGGCGAAAAGTTGATCATGGGAGGATGGGCAAAAAGGGTGTGCGCCGTGGGGGCTCCGAGGGGTAATTTTTCCTACTCGAATGCGATGTTTTTTAACCCCCTAATTTTGGAGCGTCCCTACCGCTTCACGGCGAGCATCGCGGCCATCGCTCATGAGATGATGCACGTACTCGGGGCGGGTCATGTTGAGTCACAAACCATCATGCACCCGGGAGCACTTTCATTCTCGATCAATTCCCTCCCCGAGGTGGACGAAGTTTCGATCAGACAAATAAAACGCTGTGTTACTTTTGCTCAGAGGAGACAGAGAAATGCCAATTAGGATCCAGTCAGTCAAAACTTTAAAAAGTTTGGGAAGGCTTCACAAGATTTTGAACAAGTCCTCTCTCGAGTTGGATGTGTCGAAAGAGAGTGACGGATCTATTTCTAAATTTCGGATCGACATCGAGGGACTCGCCGCGAAGCTTCCGAGTGTGAGTAACAATCGAGAGATTGCCTACTGCACTCGCAACGTGAAAGGCAAAGGTTTTCGACGTGTACCGTTCTTAAGAAAATCAGATTCTCAAAATTTAAGATTAGCAGCGCTCACACGTTTGTATTTTCAAGCGATGTTAAAATCAAATGATTTTAGACCTGATCAAACAATTTTCGGCGATCAACTCACCACGTGTTTAGTTTTGCTTTGCAGCAACAAGCGTCGCCACGATTCACACAACTACGCAAAGACTGTTGGTGATTGGTTACAGAGTGTACATATTATCAACGACGACACGAACACAGAAATACTTTGTTACAAAAAATCTGAGTACCCGGAACTATTTAAAAGTTATCAATCCACCACAATCATAATTGTGCAAAGGTCGCTCGCTCAACTCACATCAAAGAATGCGATCTCTGAGATTTTAGGGAAATAGCAACGCATGAAGCAAATTGCACCAGAAAGGGCGCTTATGTGGGCAATTATCTTCCAGGGGGTCATGGATGCAATAGATCCTTTATTCCCAACCAACGCTGATAGGCGTTCTGTAGAGCGCGTGAAACGTGAGGCCAACGACTGGCTAAACGATAAGCGCTCAAACGAGCAGGGCTCACTTTTGTGGGCGCTGTCTCATGTGGCGGACAACCCGCAAGACCTTCAAAAGAAAATAATAGAGTGGACGAGAGGTAGGAAAAAACGATGTGTAGCGCTTAATCACCTAATAGAAGAACTCAATGGAAAAGAAAAAAGAATGGAACAAGGCGGAGGATGTGGAGACTTGGATCTCAGATAACGCACTAAGCGAAGGGATCGAAGATTATAACGCACCAAATATCAACGACGAGATGATTCCTCATCTAAAGTTGAGATGGTCAATGCTGACAAGGGCAATACTTGATGCAATCGGCCACTCCACCGATGTGGATAACTTGCGGCAAGTTAATCAGGTGAGAGACGAGGCTTTAACGTGGATCTTATTGGGGGACGATGGGACACTTTGTTTTAATGATGTTTGCTCTGACCTTAATCTTGATGCTGAACGAGTTAGGCGAACAATAATCTTTGCTACGGAAAACAACTGGAAACCTATGTCCACTCAAAAGCCGTTTGATGAGTTCATAATCAATTTACTCTCCCTGTAACTTGATTGATTCGGGTGTCCCAAAGTGTTGTAACGCCGCTTAAGTTGTCCCTGTCATCGACATGCACAAACGTATCGTACCTACCGATCCCGCCCCATTTGTTGAATGAAAGTGCGGCATTGTAGAGGCCTTGAATGGAGAGTTTTTTAAGGTCTTGTGGGGTGAGGTCAAAGGCGCACCACAGATGAAAAGAATATTCCCAACCACGATCAGGCCCCCTTGTACGCTTATTAATCTCGTAGACATCCTGCATAGAGCGTGCCCCTCGATGTGTGGATCCACCATGATTAATGAGAAGCGGCACGCCTAGGTAGTTTCTGAACTCTTGGAGTTTATCTAATGCTCGAAACGAATAAGGAAACACCCCTTTTGTTTTGAAAAGGACGAGTTGATCGGGCGATAGGATTTCTTCTATCTCGAACGAGGGCCAGCGTTTAGACCAATCAAAGATCATTTTTAAACATATACCATTCCCCATCAGTCATACATACAAGCATCCTGATCCGATCATTGGAGCTGTTAGATATAACAATAGGTCCGTTTACACCATAACCTACGATTTGCTCACCGCTCGCGGGGTAAACATTAATTGCGTCCGCGCTTCCAGGATCCGCCATACATACAAATATTTTCATGCCTCTCTTGCCTGCTGGAAGTCTTACGCCGTCACTAGCTCCAAGCACCGCGGAAGTGGCAACGAAAAAGCTACTTGTGATCGCCGTGGCGGTTCCTTGCGTGGTGCCTGCTGCGGCCGCTGCTTGGTAACCCTGAAAGATAGGAGTTTGTGAGAGAAGATAGAAAGCTGAACTATTGTAAACTACATGTACTACCGTGGACGTTTTAATAGAGTAGGGTACAAGCGTGAATCCTTCACGGGATAGTATATTAGTCGCCCCTAGCCCGTTAATGTTAAGGGTTGCGGCGCCCGTATTATCTTGATGCGCAAAAAAGGCTAGTTGTAGGCCGCCCGTATACGAAGATATTGCCGGAGTTAATGAACATGCATAAACGTTAGCGGCACCGGTGGAATTACCACCCCATATAGTGGATGAGCTTTGAGCTTGATCAAGTCTTGCATAATCAGTAGCCGCAACACCTGCGCCCACTCCAGTGTGTCGGAATGTCGACATTGGCAGATTTGCCGTGATAGTCGTTTGACCATCTGCTGAAATACTCTGCGTGAGCGCATCGGCGATATCTTGATCGTGCGTGTCGTGCCTACCTGCTAATATGGCCGCACCTTGATTGCGATCAGTGGTCCACGTGGTAGAGCCAGTGTTTACACCGTTTGTTCTTACATATGTTCCGGATCCGTTACGTGCCATTATTGTCCTTCGTTATCGTTACTTTTTTGAGCTGATGCGAGTAGAGCGCGGGCAGTGGGCGATGATAATGCCTCAACATTAACCGCGCCCGGAACTTCGGCTAAACTTCTTAAAATCTTAGAGCGGAGTAAGCGCGCCGATGGTGTGGTAAGCGAGTTAACAACATAGGGAACGGCCGGGCCAACTAATGTACCAAAAGGACCTAAAGCGCCGTATCCAGCGCCAGAGCCTAAAGCTGCTAAAAACGAGGCTTTAATTGCTTTATCTACTTGATCCTTATTCGCCTTATCTTCGCTAATAACGTTTCTGTTAAAGATCTTATCTAACCTTTTCATTAGGCCGTATTCTTGGTTAGTTGGCGACAACTCATCACCAGCGGCAGATTCTACGGCCTTTTTAAGGTCAGAGGAAAAAGCCATCAAGAGATCTGGATCTTTTTTATTTTGTTTATGGGCAATTCTTGCGGTAGAAATTTTATGCTTTTGTAAATCTGTCACTTCTCCGGTGAGAAGACGATCAAACTTGTCTTTTAAATCTGCTAATTCCTTTTCTAGATCTTCTCTAACCGCCGGGCTGCTGCTTTGTACAAATGCTTCAGCCTCTGGATATTCAATCGCTATTTTCTGCCCACCATTGGAAAGCCGAGTTTCTTCAGCTTTTTGAATTATCGAATCTAGATCTCCGCCTAGTTGTGCTTTGCGATCATTAGATAAATCGACTAAATCCTGATAGCTTTTTGCATTTTTAAAAAGCCCAGATTGCTCTGCTGCTTCAACATCGCCGGGCAATAAGTTGGGTTTTTTAGTAGTGACAGATAGGGTGTCTCTCCCCTCAATCCCAAAAGCTTTATTTCTTAATTTATCAGCCCTATTTATAAGGAAATTCTTAGATGATCCTAGTGCCTTTCCAGCTAATGGAATTCCAAGATTTAACGCTAGCGGATTCTCTAAAGGATTAAAGCTCGTATAGGGATCTGTAAGTCCCTCTTTTTCTCCGGTGTTGGGATCTTCTAACGGACGAAGCCCAATTGCGCGATTTAATCCACGGCCTCCAGCTTCCCCCGCGGTGAATCCGGCACCTGTTGCAATTGGATTACCATAACCAGCTATTCCAGTTAATGCCCCACCTACTAGGCCGCCGCCTATTTCGGTGCCAGTGGCGAGGGCGTTACGTAATTTGCCGCCGTAGCTGTACCCCTCAAGGCTCCCATTGTTCCAATCTTCTTGAATAGGAACGCCCTTCATATCGTCAAACATCTCATCGCCAGTCACGGCGTAGAGCCCTTTACGAATGGGATCGGCGACTCCCCAACTTGTGGGAGTGGCGGATCTGATTTCTGCTGTAGGCCGTGACTGTTGTTGCTCGAGTTCAAGTTCAAGTTCTGCCTCTGCTTCCGCTTCAGCTTGTAACCGTAGATCATTATCAGAGGCCATTACTTGCCCCCTTGTTGCATCATTTCAGCGCGTCTTTTAGCCTTGTAAGCTTCTTTGAATGCGGCTTTCTTTGCTTCATCTGAGGAATTATTGATCATGCCTTCTTCACTCATGTAATTATCAACATTAACGCCACCGGACTTGAGAGAGTTTAAATACTCTTTTCTTGCATCTATCGCTCTGCGTTCAATATCTTCGAGTCGCTTCTTTATTATTTCCGGTTTGTCGTTAAGAAGAGATCCTTGAAATAAAGGCCCGTAAAGCTTAATATCGGATTGTGCTAGCGCTCCAGAATCTCGACCTCTAGCGTATTGTTGTTGAGCAGAGTCGAGAAGAGCATAGTATTTATACTCTGCACTACCTGGATCCTCTGATATTCTACCTACTAGCGGGATGCGTCCAGCATCTAACATGCGCCCCACTGAGCTTTTATCATTCGTCTCCATTTGGTCTGCTAATTCTTTCAACTCAGTCATTACCTGTTGAAATACTCGACTATTTGCCACGCGTTCAGCCTCTGAAGAGCTTGGCGGCCTCACTCTTTCTCCGGCTGCTCCCTTCATACGTACGATACGATCTAAGTCCTGTGCTGTTTTCACGGATTGCCTTAGTTCCGCTGGATCCAATGAAAGAGATTCTGCCGCAATTTGTATTTGCTCGTCGCTAACAGGCTGCAAGCTTGGATAGAGCTGCCCGTATTCTTGTTTATAGGGCGCTTCGGCCTGTGCTTTCAGTCCTGCAAGCTTCGGCACATATTGTTCATCTACAAGCGCTCGAGCTTTAGCCTTCGCCGCCTCTTGTGTGGCTTCGATACTTGCCAACGAATCGGCTGCACCTGGCAATTCCTGCACTTGTCCAGTTTGCGGATCCACATCTACAAACTTATTGAAGCGTGTGGCCATCCTAAGCTCGTTTTGCTTACGTCTTAGCTCTGCTTGATTATTAGCATCCTCGATGCCGTAGAGAGTGGCGTATTTATTGTACGATGGGCTTTGTAGAGAAAGCTTGGTGAAAGCGGCATTTGGATCTGTGTCTGACAATGCAGATAACACGGCACTTTGCCGCTCAGTTGCTTGGTTCTCGGCTTGGCTTTTGCCGAAGCCTTGGCCAAGTCCACCGCTAAAGTTCAACAGAGATTTGGCTAGGATGTTTTTCCAAGCTGGCTCGTATGGATTAGTAGGATCCATCGCAGAGGCTTTAGTTCCTCCTACGTACCAAGGATTTGTAGCGAGATCTTGTTCTGCGTCACCGGTGAGAGCTTTTAGGATTGAATCGTAGGCCATTACTTGCCACCTCCTAACTTGCTACCAAAAGAATTACCGAAACCTGATAGGAACGATCCCCCTGCGCCAATAAGACCATTTACTAGCGGATTTCCTCCGGCTTTTTTAGCTGCTGAAATTTGCGCGTTTCTTTCTTCCTCTCTCATTCCTGCAAGGTATTCTTGCTGTGCAAGCCAGTCTTCCATGCTTGTGCCACCACCGCCGCGACCAATTTTATTTGCTAGAGCCGTTCTCTGCTCGCGGTCTAGTCTTGCTTGTCGACGCGCAAATTCGCGATCTTTTCGAGATTGGTCAGCTTGGAAATCTCTACCTAATCCAGCCTCGCCACTCTGCCAATCACGGTTACGATCGTTTTCTTGCATGCCGCCAACCACACTATTGTAGCCGCTTGCAGTCCCCTCAAAGTTTGCAGCCCCTTCGTTATAGCTTCCAGGTGCAAAGCCTTGCGGAGTTTTTTCTCCTCGAGAAACGGCGTAGAGACCTTGCATCTCTTCGAATGGAACCTTGCGGGTATCACGTGAGATACCATAGGAGCGGCTAAGCTCTTGGCCTGCCATCTCTGTAGCGCGTTGCCTTGCATCTAAGCGCATATCGTTTTGATTCTGCGCCATGTCTTTCTGTAAACGGGTATAAAGTTCGCTACCCGGTGGAATACCGCGATTAGCCATATCCTGTTCAAACTGATCTTGCTCTTGTTTGAAACGTGGCTCGTTTCTGCGTGCAAACGTGTCGTACCCTGAATCCTCTAGCCTTGCGCGCTCAGAGTTAAAATCAAAGTTAAAAGGATTCTGCATCGTGTTTTGCACGTTTCTGTTTGCAGCGTCTAAGTTTCCGTAGTTGCCTTTCTGAAAGCCTTGTTCTGAATCTTGAATCCCCTGCTCATTAGGATCTAGGTCTGTTACCTGCGTTCTAGTACCATCGGGATTAGTGATCGTTTTTACATTACCGTAGGGGCCAGCGGTATTAATGGTGTTGTTATTCATGTTGCGGCCAGCAACACCTTGGTATATCTCATTTTGCCGATCGGTTATCTCGTTCGGATTATAGGGCAATCCGTAGGGATTCTGTGATGCTCCCGGTGTTGTTTGCGAACTGGCTTGCGTGGTGTCTTGTGGCGCCGGAGTGTAGCCTTGATTTAGACTTCCCATCACCGCACCCTGCATCTGTTTCTTATTGGCATTAGGTCCAGCGGCTGCCTTTGCTGCATCAATTTGTGCACGAATCTGCTCAGGTGTAGCACCAGCGGCGCGCATCTGCCTACGTGCTGCATCTCGCTGATCAGCATACCCCACTGGTGCAGCGGGTTTAGCGGCAGCAACTGGTGCAGGTGTAGGCGCTGCTGTTCGTGTTGGCGTGGTGACAGGTGCGGCGGCAGTGGTCCGTGCAGTTGCGGCAACGGGGCCTTTAGTCACCGGAACAGGTGCCTTTTTCGCTCCCACTGCAAGTAATCCTCTTGGTTGTGCCATAAGCTTATTCTACCCCCTAGCCCTTAAATCATTCCACCTGTTTCATATATAATCTGAGAAGCTGAAAGGTTTGCACTTACATACTTCACATTAGCGCAGATAATAAGTGCTCCTGCTCTTCCAATTCCTGAAATAGCGTAGGGAGAACTCACATACACAGTTGTATCTCCCCAATAGGCTGCGTCCCATACGGCGACATCCCACAAAGCACCTGCGCTACCTAAAACATTGATACTATCCACCACTGCTTGATTGCTAAAATCGACATCAATTCCCACTGATAAGCTGAGTGATCCCGTGGCAGTGATTAGCGGGCGAATCATTAGGAATCGTTTTAGATAAGCCCTGTCATCGTAGTAATTGTAAGCTTGTTTGATTTTTGTGGCGATATAATCAGCCCCGCTAGAATCAACTAAATCAGCCTCTCCGGTATCGGCTTTTATTACAAAAGATTGAGGGACTGCGGAGGCTAAATAACTAAAATAAATATCATCATTAAAGAGCGACCAGCATCCCGCGTTTTGTCCGGTGAACTTAGTCCAGGCGCCGGTCGTTACATTCATTATGAATTGCATCACTGAAACATTCGATGCAATCGGTACATTAACTAAAATGTATCCGCCTTTTGGATACACTAATAATTGCCATCCATCGTTATTTTTATAAGCAGCCGCCGCCTCTAGAAAAGCTGATTCTATTTTGTTGGTGATGCGTGCTTTCGTGTTTACAACGTTTCCAAATTGCATCACTTCAGAAAGTGCGTAGAGTCCTCGCTCAGTGAGGATAATAGTATCGGCGCCGAATTGCTGAACACATCGCAAACCTATCGGAGGTGGAAGATAGAATCTTCCCACTAATCCCCATGTTGCCGCCGATCCAGGGTTATCGCCTTGATACACAAGCATTTCGCCCATGTTAGTGATAATGCAAAGTAGATCTTGAGCACCACCGCCGCTATCTCTTGTCCACGTGGTAATCGCTTTGATGTAGCCGCCTTTTTGTAAGAAAGCGCCTACGTTATATTCTGTAACCGCTCCGGTGATTGCAGCGACACCACCATACCAAATGCTTGTTGAGTTTTTCTGAACTAGGTAGAGGCGCTGCTTAAACGCCACGCCAGAAATCAAAACAGAATCATCAGCGATCGTGGTGTAATTTGCAGCGGATAAAGTGGTTCCGTCGTATTGCTGTGGCTGATCGACGCCGTTGAAAAATAACAATCTTGTGTTAGTAGTGGCTCTAAATAGGATCGTTTGCCACTGCCCACTAGTGAATCCTGATCCTAATGAGCTTGGAGATGACGTGCTAAAATCATAGATATTACCACCAAAACAGCCCACTAACTTACGTGTACCATCAGCGCCGATATATTCGGCAAGCGTTTCTATCGCAGAACTAGATCCTGACGCTGCATGTACGGTAGAGCCGTTTCTAATGGTGAGAGTGGAAAGGCCGGGGTACCAGTTCACAAGCTCTACAGCATCCGCGGGATCCATGTTGTCCAATGGATCGCGTGTATTCCATCCACCAATAGGAGCGGGAATAGTGGATGACTGCGATATTGAATTATAAAAGGTCATTTCTTTTTAGCTTTTGAAATTAGTTGCCGTGCTTCAAAAGTGAATTTAGGATCGAAGTTCACATCAATCGTACCGTGATGTTCTCTCACTAGCCCTTTTGCGAGGGCTGCATTTGCCACTGCTTCACGCTGTTCTGGTGAGAAGTTTTTCCAGTCGTTACCGAATTTCTCAGAGAATGCGGCATAACCCACAATGTCTTTACCTGTGAGATCTGATTCATTTCGTGAGTTGGAAAACTTATTATTAACAAACACACCGCTAGGATCATTACCTACAAAATCAGAGGCTAAATCAGGGCGAATGCTTTTGCCTTTATCAACGTAACGTTTAGGCTGACCAGCACCAAAAGTAGAGATTCCCTGCTGCTCAAGTTTATTTAAGCGCTTTTGCTCTACTTCTGTCTTATGTTGGTTCATTAAAGATCCACCAAGGCCAATAAGACCGCCGATACCAGCGCCAACACCGGCACCAATAGGACCACCAGCCATAAACCCAATACCAGCACCTGAAGCAGCGCCGCCAAGTGTTGCACGTGTTGGATCTCCTTCTCGAATTCCTTTCACACCGTGATACCCGCCCACCACTGCAGCAGTTGCGGGGATGCCGTAACCAGAAGTGAGGCCGGGAGCTCCTGCGGCTTCCGCTCCGGGTGTATATGCCCTTGTCGCTATGATGCCTTGTGGTGAGCTTAACGCGGTGGATGGTGCGGCAGAGGCGGCCTCTGGGAGTAGTTTATTCCCTACGGCCTGTCCTAGAATGTTGCCGCCAATATCACCGATTCCACCCCCTGACTCTTCGGGTGCTTCTTCCGCGGCGTACTGAGCGTCTTGATATCGCTGACCTTGTGCAAGTCGTAGAGCAATGAGCCTTTTTCGTTCTTCAGGTGTCATTATGTACCGTAGCCTGTATCTGGAATGTTAAAGGGAGAGATTAAGAATGTGCTCGCTGGGCCGCTAAGATTTAGGGTGCGTGCACCAGTGAGGGCGGTACTTTCTACACGTACCTTATCGTCATACTGACGCTTGATATCCTGATACTCTAAGCCCTTTGCCTGCATAAAGCGCCATTTTAGGCCCATTAGTAGGATATCTTCAGAGATAAGCCCTATATCGGTATCAGCCGTTGGGGTCTCATAAGCATCTGCGTAATACGCCCAATTTATATCTCCATCTGAGGCGGTCCCGCTTGTGTGTGTAGGGGCAGTGGGCCCAGTGGTTCCACCAGAAGCAGTGAAGTAGTTATTGCCGTTATAAAAACAGTAGGAAGAGGCGGCAAAGGCGGTAGCAGTGGTCCAAGTTTTAGGACGTAACCAGTTACTAGATTGATACTCATACACCATCAACAAGCTGGCATCAGAGGATCCAGGTGTGGGGTCAATGAAAAACTCGTTATCAGCGCATCCTTTAATGCGAAAGCGCTGACGAGGACCGCTAGAAACTATGCCGCTTTTTCTCCATTGCCATTCTTGGGGAGATAAAGGACCGGTTAATTCCCAGTGATTCCCACGATTCCACATCGTACGAAAATCAAACCTTTCAAAGTCCCCTGGTAGCGCATAGTTTGCTTGTCCGTCGACAAGTGCAAATGTCCACTCTTTCGTGAGTTGTGGCCAATATACAATATTTCTGATCTCTCTTCCTTCACGGATAAGAAGAGCGAGTAATTGTTTAGCTTGGAGATCGGAAGAATTGACCCCAGATGTAGGAGCTGTTACCCCTATTTCAAGGGCGGCAGATTGTAATATATTTAGGATCATTTCTCCCTACTCCTCGCTATAAAACCTTAATACTCTTCAACCTTCACCGTTTTTCTGCGCGTGGGTGCAGGCTCTGCACTTGAAATCTTTTCTGATATCTCTTTCATCTGCGCTTTTAAGATCTCTATCTCAGACCGGAGATTCTCATTCTCAGCCGCAAGCTTTTGCGCGTGTGCGCTGCTTTTAGCATTCTCGATAAATGCTTTTGCTTTGGTCTGAAGTTCCCGAGCGCCCATTCCAATTGAATGGAAAGCATTTTCAGGCACATTTGCGAGCTGCTCGATTGAATGGATACCGGCAGCCTTTAAGCTTGCCACTTGCTCCACCATCAAGGCGGGCCACTCTTCAAGCGGTGTTCCTTCTTGTGGTCGCTCTGCGCCAGCTAAAAAGCGTTGCCAAATGGCACTAAATCTATGCTTGTCTATTTCTGTGGCTGGACGATCAACGATGTTTAAACGGCCGGGCAAAACGATTTTACAGTAGGCAACACGTTCAAAGACGGGCCTTCCTTCCGACTCGCTTTTTGCTTTCATGTGTTTAGCAACCCAACGAAACTCTACATGCAGTCCCGCATCGTTGCCGTAATTTACAGGCGCAACGCCGTTACTAAACCTTCCAATTTCACCACCGCTCAAGTCGTCCATATGCTCCATTTAAAAAAGGTGTGGGACCAAAACATCGGCCCCACACCGTAACGTTATCCGTTACCATTAGCAGAAGGACGTGAGCACTGTACGAGACAGAACCCAGCCGACGGCGTACCATCAGCGCTACGAGTGAGCGCACCTTCTAGCTTGTTGGTAGCTGAAACAGCGTCGTCAATCGTTCCCGCTACTGCGGTGAGATAGACGAGTGCGGTTGCTGCAACTGTTCCTGATTTCGCTACTGCGATACCAGAGATCTGGTACCAGCCGTAACTATTGAGGGCTACAGTTCCCATCGCGAAAGCCATACCGCCGCGGCCAGTGGTCGCGATCGGTGCTGAGCTAAAGCTTGAGTCCCAGTTAACAACCTGCCCAACCGTGCAAGCAGTACCAGCTTTGAGGTAGATAAACTCTCCCTCTCCGTAGGTAGGATCCTTAGCCTTTCGGAGATATCCGAGAGGGTGCTGTGCAGTAGTTTCAGCGGTCGCAATGGGCTGCAAACCAATTTCTTCATCAGTAAAAATATAAGCCATAAAATAAATCCTTTAAAACGGCCCCGTCTTAGGGGGCCTAAATCAATTAGTCTTTGAGAACGCCTTGCAAGCGACAGTTTGAAGCGGTCAACTGACCCGCAAAACCGATAAGCTTAACCATCGCGTCTTGATTCACTGCAAAACGGT